CCAAATCGAGCATTGAAATATCTATTTAAAAACACCTCACTTCAATCTCATTTTGGAATTAATTTTACAATGCTAGATAGAGGACGTTTTCCGAAAGTATTTACTTGGAAAGAAATGCTTCAAGCGCATATCGACCACGAAAAAGAAGTTTATAGACGTGGCTTCGAGTTTGATTTAAAGAAAATTGAAGACCGTCTTCATATAATTGATGGACTTCTTAAAGTTATCGAAGATATTGACAATGTAGTTCGTCTTATTAAAACATCTGATTCTACGTCGGTGGCGCGCCAGCGTCTTATGGAATCGTACAATCTTGATGAAGCGCAGACAAAAGCTATCCTAGATATGAAATTAAGCCGTCTGGCACATCTTGAAGTTGAAAAGTTAAAATCTGAAAAGTCAAAACTTGAAAAAGAAAGAGATTTCATATATAATATAATTAACAATGAAGATGAGTTCAATGCTCAGCTCATTAAAGGCTGGCGTGATGTCGCAAACAAATTTGGCGATGCACGCCGCACTCAAATTCTTAATATAGCAAAAGAAGATGAAGAACCGACAGAAACTCACGAACTTTTAATTAACCTGTCGAATCAAAACAACATTTACATTACAACCGTATCAACACTGTACACGCAGCGCCGCGGTGGGGTAGGCAACAAATTCAAAATGAGTAAAGGTGAATATGTAATTGCAACTGCGTCGGGTACAAACCTTGACACGGTTCTCTTGTTTTCAAATCAAGGCAACTGCTATTCAATCATACCTCATGACCTACCTTTTGAAGAAGTTATACCAATTGAATCACTCGTTGAAATTAAATCTGGAGAGCAGATTAAAGAACTCGTATTCTTAAACAAGAAAAAACAAAAAGAACACATAATCTTCTTAACTAAAAATGGAGTATTAAAGAAATCAAAGCTTTCAGAGTATAATGTAAAACGTAGAGGTGGAGTTAAGGCTCTTAACCTTGATTCAGGTGACGAAATCGTTTCAATTCTATTTGTAGATAACGAACGTATTGGTATGATGACTGCGCGGGGTCAGTTCGTAATGTGTGAAACAAAAGATGTTCGCGCAATAGGACGGGCCGCTCGTGGAGTGAAGGGCATTACACTTAATACAGATGACTATTTAGTTTGTGCAAAAGTAATAACCCCAGATACGAAAGAGCTTTTAACAATCAGTGAAAAAGGCTACATTAAAAGAACGTCAATAAGTGAGTTTTCATGTACAGGGCGCGCCACCAAAGGCAGCCGCATTCATGTGTTAAATGATACGGATGATGCACTAGTTGGCTTTGGCGCCCTCAACGTACAAAAAGAAGTAATTGTAGTAGCTTCCAATGCCCAAATTAAAATCAATCTAAATGAGGTAAAACTCCTCTCCAAAGGGGCGCAAGGAACAAAATCAATTAAACTGAAAAATGCAAAAGTAATTGGAATTTTGGCTTTTTAAAATTTGAGTTTTAATAAAATTTATAGTATAATATATATAGAAAGTTGAGAGAAAACTTTCTGATAAAAATTTAACAAATTTATTTATTAAAAAGGAGAATTAAAGAAATGATTGAAGCAACAAAGCTGACAGAAAAGAGTGCAGAAGTATTTGAGTATGTAAAGAATGCTGGTGGAAAGGTTTCCGTTCCTGAGCTTGCACAGGCTCTTGGCAGAAGCGAGAGGTCCATCGGAGCTAACCTCACAGACCTGAAGAAGAAGGGTTTCGGTGAGAGAGAGAAGGTAGAGGTTGAAGGAGAAGAGAAGGCCGTTACTTATTTCGTTCTTAATGACGAGGGTAAGGCTTGGGTTCCAACACCAGACGCTGAGTAATAAGTGTTAAATAGGGAGGCTGAAATATGCCTCCTTTATTTCAGAGTACAGTAAACAGAGACAATTAAAAAGGAGAAAATGAATGTTAAAGCAGGCAGAAAACAGAGTTAAGGTAGAAGGAGTACTCAGTGAAATCGACATCAATCCAACTTCTTTTAAGAAGAATGGAAGAGATGTAGAAGCTATTGGTGGTTCAATTATCGTTAAGGTAATTCAGAAAATCAGTGGTGTAGAAAAGGAACTGATGATTCCGGTTCATATGTTTGCGGCAAAGTTGACAAATGCAGGTAAGCCAAATCCAGCATATGAATCAATTAGAAGAGTTGCAAATGAATTTAAGTCAATTGCTTCAACTGGTAGTGAAGATGAAGCAGATAGAGTTCGTATCACAAATGCGAGTATTCGTATGAATGAGTACTATGCAGCTGATGGACATCTTGTTTCTTTCCCAAGAGTTAATGCTTCATTTGTAACAAAGATTAATAAGGCTGATTGTAAGCCAGAAGCTACTTTCACTGCAGAGTTTGCAGTAGCAAATGCTACAGAAGAAATGGATAGAAATGGTGAGCCAACTGGTCGTTATAAGATTAATGCACTTCTTCCACAGTATGGTGGTAAGGTAGATGTAGTTCCAATGTATGCAGAAAGTGAAGGCGTTATTAATGCCGTATCTACATATTGGGCTGTTGGTGATACTGTTAAGGCTAATGGTAGACTTGACTTTAGTTCAAAGACAGAAGTAACTTATGAAGAGGTCGATTTTGGTGAGCCAGTAGAAAAGATTAGAACGGTCAACAAAAGTGACCTTATCATCACCGGTGGTTCACAGGAGCCACTTGAGGGTGAATTTGCATTTGCAAAGGCAGACCTTGATGAAGCTCTTGCAGAAAGAAAGGCAAGACTTGAGGCACAGAAGGATAGAGATATGTCCAGAACTGCTCAGAAGTCAGCGCCGCCGCAGAATTCAAATAATGGATTTGCAGACCTCGGATTTTAAGGAGGTGACTTATGGCAATAGATATTTTACATATTGAGCCTACAGTTATCTCTAGAGATTTAAAAGGAAAGTATATGCTTATATATGGAAAGCCAAAGACTGGGAAAACCACTTTGGCTTCCAAGTTTCCTAAAAATCTTTTGATAGCTTTTGAGAAGGGCTACAATGCTATTGATGGAATCAAAGCTGTCGATATTAACAGCTGGTCAGATTTTAAACTCGTTCTGCGCCAGCTAAAAAAACCTGAAGCACAGGCAATGTATGATACTATTACAATTGACACTACCACAATTGCATATGATATGTGCGAGCAATACATTTGCGCGCAGAATGGTGTACAATCAATTCGAGATATAGCTTGGGGTCAAGGTTGGGGACTTGCAAAAAAAGAATTTGAAAATTGTTTAAGACAAATTACTATGCTTGGTTATGGTCTTGTTCTTATTTCTCATATTGAAACAAGAAAAGAGAAAACCGCAGATGATAGCGAAATTGAAATTCTTGCTCCATCTATGCCGAAGAGATGTTATGAGGTAGTAAATCAAATAGTAGATATTATTGGTTATATCGCTACTGAGTGGGATGAAATGGGTAATAGCGAGAGATGGCTTTATACACGTCAGACTCCTACTGTTATGGCTGGTAGTAGATTCCCATATCTTGCGCCAAAGATTAAACTTGGTTATAATGAACTTGTTGAAGCTATTAACGATGCTATTGATATGCAGAGAGAAAAAGATGGCGCGACGGTAGTAGATAAAGTTGAAAAGAAAATTGAGGAAGAGCTTGATTTCGATAAGATTAGAGAAGAAGCTTCTGTAATTTGGGGAAATCTTGTAGGTAAAGACCCAGCTAATGCAGATAAGATTTTAAAGAAAGTTGAAATGATTTTTGGTAGAAAAATTAAACTATCTGAGATTACCGAAGACCAGAAAGAGCTTTTTAATCTCGTTCTTATTGAAATGAGAGAAATGCAATGATGGTTGATACAAAGGCAGAGATTGGTCGTACTTATGGGCAATTAACCGTTAAAGACTTTGCGGGGATTTCTCAAATCTTTCCAAAGACATACCCCATATGGACTTGTCAATGTCAATGTGGAAGAAAAGTAATTGTTACATCGTACGATTTACACAACAATGAAAATCTAGCTTGTCCTAGATGTAGAAAAGCACACCAGTAATGGTGTGCTTTTTAAATTTGACTTTTATTCGAATTTCTGATATAATATAAGAAAGGAAATAGAAAGGAGTTTTGTATGGCTCAATGCAGATTATGTAAAATAGATATTGATAAAGAAAAAGATGACTGGGTTATGCCAAGTAAAAACTGGTATTACCATAAGAAATGTTATGATAATTGGAAAAAGGCTCAGCCAGATGATGATGAAAAATATGTTGATTTAATATATGACTTCATTGCGCGCGACCTTAAAGTTACATATGATTGGTGGGTATGCGAGGCACAAAGAAAAAAGTTCATAAGGGAAAGTAAGATGACCAATAAGGGCATCTTATTTGCGTTAAAATATTTTTATGAAGTCAAGCATGGAGACTGGAGTAAAGGTCATGGCGGAATAGGAATCATTCCTTTTATATATAGTGATTCATGTGCTTATTGGGCCGCAAGAGAAAGACAATCAGCAGGAACGATAGCTGAAATTGAACGTCAAATGCGCGAAGCTGAACAAAGACATAAACAGGTTATTACTCAGAAAAAGGCTAAACCCTCAAAGTTTACAGTTAACTTAGATGCAATAGAGGAAATGGAGGACGATGAGTGGTAGATAAAAGAACTGTTCAACAGTTACTTGGTAGCTTAATGAAGAAACCACAGCTACTAAGTCAGGTTGATAAATATTCTTTTGTATTAACTGATTTTCCAAGTCGATTTGAAAAGTATATTTATAGCGCGATTGAAGGTTTGTATCGCAATGGCGCCACAAACATACAACCTATAGATGTAGAGAATTTTTTAAGTACGAATCAGGCGGCTGCGGTAGTTTTCAAGGAAAAAAATGGTATTGAATATCTTCAAGATATAGTTGAGTTATCTGAAGTAGAAAACTTTGATTACTACTATGGAAAGTTTAAAAAGTTAAATCTATTAAAAGATTTAAAAAGAAGTGGTTTCGATACATCGGAATATTATTGTGAAGACTTAACAAATCCAAAGGCTCAAGAAATAAATGGAGCATTTGAGTTTCTTACAACAAAAGATATAACTGATGGAGTAAGAAAAAAACTGTTAGGTCTTGAATCTAAATATGAAGTTAACGATGAGGTAGAAATACAGAGCGCGGCAGCTGGTATTGAAGATTTTGTTGAACAACTCGGCGCAGCATATGAAATTGGTATTCCCATTCAAGGAGCAATTTATAATCAAGTAATTGATGGAGCAAAGAAGGGAACGCTTACAATTCGAAGTGCGGCCAGTGGTGTTGGTAAAACAAGAAATGCAGTAGCTGATGCTTGTTATTTAGCATATCCTTTCAGATATAATAGTACAACTTGTGAATGGGAACAGGAAGGAAATTCAGAAAAAGTTTTATTCATTGTAACCGAGCAGAGATTTAAAGAAGTAAGAACAATGATTCTTGCTTATTTAACAGATATAAATGCAGTTAGATTTAAATATGCAGATTTTTCAGATAGAGAGCGCGGAGTTATAACTCAAGCGATTCATTTAATGGAAAAGTATTCAGACAATTTAATACTTGTTAAAATGCCAAATCCAACAATTGAATTAGTTAAGACAATTGTAAGAGAAAACTGTATCACTCATGATATAGGTTATGTATTTTATGATTATATATTTATTGGACCTTCGCTGTTAAATGAGTTTAAAGGATTTGCTTTAAGAAATGATGAAGTATTGTTAATGTTTGCAACAGCGCTGAAAGATTTAGCTGTTGAATTAGATGTAGCAATGTTTACAGCAACTCAGTTAAACGCAAAAGGTGATGATAATAAAGATATAAGAAATGAAGGTTCCTTAGCTGGTGGACGAAGTACAATTAACAAAGCTGATAATGGTGCAATAATGGCACGACCAACAAAGGAAGAGCTTGAAATTCTTGAACCATTGTATGAGAATAGACCAGATAAAAAACCGAACTTAGTAACAGATATATTTAAAGTTAGAAGTGGTGAATGGACACAGGTTAGAATTTGGTCAGATATGAATTTAGGTACTTTAAGAAAGAAAGATTTATTTATAACCGATTCAAGATTGGACCCAATAGATGATTTCTTCGAAAGAGATGATTATAAAATTACAAGTTGGGATGAACACGAAGATGAACATTTGAAAGTAATTTTGGAAAGGTTAAACGATGGTGAAATAATTGATTGATTATAAAGGTATTATCGAACAATTAGATACTCAAAAAGTCATTCGATTGATGGAAACGCTTGGCGCGAATGACTATATAGAAAAACCAGGATATGTGGTCTTCCCAACTATTTGTCATAATGAAAACGCAGATGAGGCTTCGATGAAGCTATATTATTATGAAAACAATCATTTATTTGTCTGCTTTACAGAATGTGGGAATATGTCCATTTTCAAATTCCTCAAACATTATTATGAATGTAGAGGAATTGATTATGACTGGTACCAAGATATATATAAAGTAATTCTTGATTGTAGTAATTATGAGCAGACCTTTGGCTTCGCGCCACAAAAGTATCAAAGTATACGTGATACGTATAGGGCGGCCGAGCTAAAGAAACTCCCAACATATCCGAATGGTATATTAGATTGCTTCACAAAGTTCTATCCACCTGAGTGGTTAGCTGATGGAATTAGTAAAGAAGCTATGGATAAATTTGATATACGATATTCCATACCACAAAATAAAATTATAATACCACACTACAACGTAGACGGAGAACTAGTTGGAATTCGAGGGCGTGCCCTCAATGAATGGGAAGTTGAAAATCTCGGTAAATATATGCCAGTTCAAATAGAAGGTAAGTGGTATAGTCACCCACTTTCATTGAACTTATATGGACTGAATTGGACAAAGGAAAATATACAGCGTGAAGGTATTTGTTTTCTTTTTGAAGCAGAAAAAAGTTGTATGCAGATGGAATCTTTTCAGCGTCCAAACTGCTCGGCCGCCGTATGCGGAAGTCAGTTTAATAAACATGCTTTAAAAATTCTAATTCAAAATGCACACCCACAAGAGATTATCATTTGTTTTGATAAAGAAGAAATACCACCAGATGAAACATATTTTAATAAGCTATATAATATAGGAAGAAAATATCAGAATTATGCAGATTTTTCTTTTATTTATGATAGAGAAGGATTATTAGACCTTAAAGATTCTCCAACCGATAAGGGAGAAGAGATATTTGAAAAGTTATTAAGAAAGAGGGTAAGAATAAAATGAAAATAACAAATAAACAAAGAAAACAATTAATAAATACAATTAGTCTTATACAATATAATTTAGGACAAATAACAATATCTATTGATGACTCATCAAGTACAAATGCAATGGGAATCATTCTTAAACAGCTATCTGTACTAACAGAAGCAATTAACAATGCAGATGAGGAAGAACATGATATGAATAAGGAGATTTGGTTTTAATGAAATGTAAGTTAGTAAATAAAGATATAAGAAACAACTATACAATTGAGCTACTTAAAGAGCGTGGATTAACCACTGATGAAATTAAATACTTCCTTGAAGTACCAAATGACAAGGCTCTACAAAATCCAATTTATTTAGGCAATATGGAAAAAGCTTGGTCTATTTTTAAAGGAATGGCTCATGCTTCAGAAAACATAACAATTGCTGTTATAGTAGATAGTGATGTAGATGGTTTTACTTCTGCTGCTATCTTTATACAATATTTACGTAAATTTAATACAAAAGTTAATATTGTTCCTGTTTTACACCAAGGTAAAGGACATGGGTTGTCAGATACCTATCAAGATGTTGCAAACCTTAATCCTGATTATGTTATATTACCAGATGCTGGAAGTAATGATTATGAATATATGGAAAAACTGGTAACAGAAAGAAATCCAGGCGATACAGCACTTTTATTTCTAATCCTTGACCACCATATTGTTGAACCAGATACACAATTTTCAAGTCACGCCTGTATTCTTAATAATCAGCTTGCCGTCAACTATAAAAATAAAGACTTAAGCGGTGCAGGTGTTACATGGCAATTTTGTAGATATATAGATAAGTGTGAAAATACAAACTATGCAGATGAATTTATTGACTTGGCCGCTCTTGGCATAGTTAGTGATATGATGTCAATGTTATCGCTTGAAAACCGATATATTGTTCATACTGGTTTTGCAAACATTAAAAATTATTTCTTTAAAGCTCTCTGCGAAAAGCAATCATTTTCAATGGGTGGGAAAATTACTCCAATGACAGTAGCCTTTTATATAACCCCACTTATCAATGCTATGATTAGAACCGGTACTGAGGATGAAAAACAACGTTGTTTCGAAGCATTTATTGATGGACATAAATT